ACAATCATGTCATAATCGCTGTCTTCGGGACTGACATATGAGCAATAGGTATTCTTGCTCTTGTGTATCTCTGCTAGCAGATCGCGGTTATTTAAATAGTTCACTCTTTTCATAGTAATTCCTTGTTTTAAGTTGTCTGCTTTACTGCCTGGAGATTATAAAGTGCGCCTATTATGATGCCTATAAATATTGTGTTAGTATACTGAATTTTATATGAAAAAACAACCTATTAATAAACGGATTTAACAATGGGACTATTTGATACAGCAGGTAAAATCATAGGCACCGTTGGTGCTGTTGGCAATGTTATTTCTTCTAATCCCACATTAAGTCGTTTATTTGGAGCAGGATTATCTAAAGGAGCAGAAGCCAATGATAAATTGCGTGCCTCGGCAAGATTTTCCACAAGGAATGGACAAACAGATTACAGAGTGAGAGTAGTATTACCTCCTAAAAGCGATCTTTGGAATGTTTTTTTCCAAGTATATAAAGATACAATAGATTCAGGAGAAGGTAGAGCCGCTAATAATATTTTAGAACCACTTGGTAATGCAGGAGGAGTAGTATTTCCTTTAACACCATCGATAATTATTCAGCACTCGGCTAATTACACACCATTGAATATGCCTCACAGCAACTATCCACATTATGCATATGGACATAGCGAAGTTCCATCATTTACAGTAACAGGAGAATTTCCAGTACAAAATCAAGAAGATGCTAGATATTGGGTTGCAATGTTACATTTTTTTAGATCAGTAACCAAAATGTTTTTTGGAGGAGAAGAGAATGATCCTTTAAAAGGTAATCCACCACCAATACTACATTTATCTGGATATGGAGATTATGTTTTTAATAACATACCAGTGGTTGTAACAAACTTTAACGTTGATTTGAGACCAGACGTGGATTATATTTGTACTTCACAAAGTTCAAGAAGTAGAAGTGATATTAATCCTAACATAGTATTGAACACAGATCAAAATAAAACATGGGCGCCTACATTGAGTACAGTAACATTACAATTGCAGCCAATTTATTCTAGGGATTCTGTGAAAAAATTCAGCATGAAAGATTTTGTTAATGGTAGATTAATTGGCAAAGACGAGAGAGGAATAGGTTATATCTAATGGCTACATATAGTAATACCAGTCCATATTTTGGAACCACACAAAATAATATCAGTCTAGATTTACTACAACCTAGAACTATCACAGCAGAAAATGACGACGTCAGTTATACCATCGATAGAATATATGCTTATAGACCAGATCTTTTAGCCTATGACTTATATGGTACTCCGAGACTATGGTGGGTATTTGCTCAAAGAAATCCTAATGTAATTGAGGATCCTATATATGATTTTTCAACAGGTAAAACTATACAACTACCTAAATTAAGTAATCTAAGAAACGATTTAGGTTTTTAAAATGTCGGATTATACATTTAACTTAGACACAGCTAGAGGAATAGCAGAAACATATCAAAAAGATATTACTACCGATAGACAAGTAATATTAGATTCTGTTGAAAAAAATCAATTACATCAGTTTGCCACCTACAATTATATTTTTACATTGAGTGGTCTCAAAGAATCTGAAATAAGAAATCCTAAAGATTTTATGACAGCCAGTCCTCATGATATTATAGCTAGAACGGGCGGAATAGGAAATCCAGCATCGAGTAGTGTAACCACAGAAGCTGCCGAAGAAGCAAAAAAATTACTCAATGAAAGAGAACTAGCATCAATTGATAGAGCAAAGTCTATATTAAATTTAGGAAGAGATATATATTTTGAAAATGTTAACATGGATTCTATACATGGATTCAATTCAGAAAGACGAACGGGCTCAGTAACCAAGATTGTTATGAGATTAAACGAACCAGCCGGAGTAACTATATTAGAAAAACTCAAAGCCGCTGCCAGCAACAGTGGTTACAAAGACCATATCAGCGCACCATATCTATTAACTATTCAGTTTCGAGGATTTGACGAACAAGGAAAAATAACCACAGTAGATGCTCTAACAACCAAGAGATATATTCCAATTAAAATAGTAAAAATGAATATTAAAGTAAACACAGCTGGTGCAACTTATGATTTAGACTGCATACCTTACAATGAAGTACCATACCTAAATAGATATAATTTCATTAGAACTAATATGAAATTAGAAGGATCCTCAACCGGCGTTAGAACATTTTTACAAGATTTTAATAACAAACTAAACAAGATGACCGAAGATGAAGCAAAAAGAAAAGTATTCACTGAAGGCATGCAAGATACCTATCAAATAACAGTAGATCCTTCTTTTGCTGATGTACCTTTAAAAACTAATGGAGATCAGGTAAAAAATAGTAAAACTGTATCTTTAAATGATTATGAATTTGATCCAGACACCACTGTTTTAAGAAATAACGAGACTCCTACCACAGCATATAAATTTAATGTTGCAGGAGAATTAAATGCAAACACAGCAATTATAAAAGTATTAGAAGAAGCAATGACAAGTTTACAACCAATTCAAGAAGTTTGGCAGGATTGGTTTCAAAAAACAACCAACAATTTAAGAGAAAACACCGGCAAACAGATATTATCCAATGTAGATATAGCATCTTTAAACGAAGATGATTTTAAAGTTAAGTGGTTTAGAATCAAAGCAGCGATAGAAACAGATGTCACTAGATTTGATAGATTAACGAAAACACACCCAAAGACAATAAAATTTCATATAGAACCATATGATCTTCATATTTTTAGATTAGTAAAACCAGGATTGTCGCTGGGAGGACAAAACAAAGTTAAAGTAAAAAAACTTTATGATTATATATTCACAGGAAATAATACTGACATATTAGATCTAGATATTAATTATAAAGTAGCGTGGTACATAACAAAACTACCGCCCAATAATCCTCATAATAAAGATAGAATTTCTTTTGAGGACGATGTGTCTTTACTATCTCAAATAGGAGCTGAAGATCAGATAGAAGAATTTTTACCAACACAATCAGCTCCCGGAACTGTAAGAAGTACTCGTAGCGGACTATTCAGCACAGAAAAGAAACAAGACGTAGATCTTTTTATGGACGTGTTGACCAACCCTACAGCAGATATGGTTAAAGTACAACTAAAAATTATCGGTGATCCTTCCTGGATAGGAGTTAGTCAATTCTTACCAATCAATGTAGAAAATACAGGAGCAGGAGTAGGATCTGATAAAAATATTAGAGATTTAGGATTTGTTGGGCAATGGAGCAATCAATATAAGTCTTTTAATACTGACATAGCAGATCCTGTAATACGTTTAAATTTTAAAATGCCATCGGATCTAGATGATGTAAAAGGAGTTTATGAATTAGGAACAACACAAAGTGCTGTGTTCTCAGGATTATACCAGGTATATAAAGTTGAAAGTAATTTTGCCAATGGAGCATTTACTCAGGTATTACATATGACTAGATTCAATAATCAATCAAATAGTGCAAAAACAAAAACTTTGACAGACATATATTATATTTTTCCAGACGGTCGTACTGTACCTGTACCTCAAATTTCAGATTATTTCTTATCAGCTCAAGAAGACACACCCAATACAAACAACAACCCCAATACAAATAACAACGGAGATACTTTCTAATGAGTTTAAAAACACATTTAGGAGGAGATGCAGCAACGCCTTCGTTGCCTAAAGTTGATACAGGTTTAGGTAGTGTAGATTCTGGTCCTTATATAGGTATAGTAAAATCTAATCAAGATCCATTAAGAATGGGCAGATTGGGAGTTTATATACCCTCATTAGCAGGGTACGGAGAATCATCAACAGGAAAATTAGTTACTTGCGAATATCTAGCACCATTTTATGGGGCTAAAACTACAAAATATTTGGGAGAAAGCGATCCTTACAATTATAAAGCATCTCAACATTCTTACGGAATGTGGATGGTACCACCAGATATAGACACAAAAGTTTTAGTTATATTTGTTGAAGGAAAATCAGATCAAGCATTTTGGATAGGATGCATACAAGAACCATTAATGAATCAAATGATTCCCGGTATAGGTGCTACAGAAAAAACCGGACTTGCAGACACTGGTTCAGAAACAGATAGTAAACAAACCATGTATGGCACAGAAATATTGCCAGCTGGAGAAATTAACAGAGCAACATTAGATGTAGTAGGGGGCAATGCAGTTGATCCTATATTAAAAAGACCCATACATCCGTTTGCAGAAACGCTTAGGCAGCAGGGATTGATACAAGATGATGTGAGAGGCACTACCACGTCCTCTGCCAGAAGAGAAAGTCCAAGCAATGTGTTTGGGATCAGCACGCCAGGACGTAGAGACACCAGTTCTTCTCCTAAAAATGTGGGAGTTGTAAATTCAAAACACGAAGAAGTTATTGACAGATTGTCCGGCCACACTTTTGTCATGGACGATGGTGACAACATCGGTGATAATCAACTTATAAGACTAAGATCCGCCTCGGGACACCAACTATTGTTGCATGATACCAAGGGAGTGGTATACATAGCCAATGGGTCAGGAAACGTCTGGATGGAATTCAGTGCCAATGGTGCCATAGACATATATGCCGGCGGAGGTGTAAACATCAGATCTAGAGGAGATATGAATTTTCATAGTGATAATAACATTAATATGTTTGCTAGAAAACAAATAAAATTAAGTTCGGTAGGAAAATTAGTTATAGATGGGGGAGCAATACAAACCTATGCTGATTATGATATACAATCGCAGGCTAGATATGGCAGCATCACTAATAAAGCACCCAATGGATCAATAGTTTCATATGCAGGAGAAACACAATTGCACATGGCCACAGGTCAAACTCATTTAACAGGTAGTCAAATACATTTTAATAGTATAGGTACTAGTCCCAACATCATAGCCACTTACGAAAGGACCATTGCGCAAGATCCCGCGGGCACAGGAACCAAGAGAGAAGGTATACCAGATGTTAATCCTTCCAACAAGTATACCTACGGTCCTATCAAGGTTGACCAAAATGCCAACATCACCATGTCAGGCATGCGTATCTGTACGCACGAGCCGTTCCCATTCCATTTTGACAAAGTTGTGAGCTTCAAGGGCACTAGCCCTGGCCCTTTGAGCAACGTGCCTGGCACGGCCGAGTTCATAGCTCAAAGAAATAGATTGTCTGATAATCCAAGTAGGAGATATATGCAGCTTGCAGCCGACATGCAGCATGAATGCGAAAAACGAGGATTGGGACAGTTGCAATCATCAGTAAATAAAGTGTCAAATGTTGTCAAGCAGCCCACAGGAGACATACAAACGATTCAAAAAGTTTGCAATGAAATTGCCAACGATTATAATAAACTTTATGGTTTACCCGATGGTGGTCCGTTCAATATCTCTGCCATAGCAGAAGGAGTCAGCAGCACTATTCAACAGACAGTGAGTGCCTTGACCGGGGAACAACAGGATTTCTTGGGCAAAACACTTTTTATAGATCAAGGAGGACTTCTATATACAACAGGCAATTTGACCAAGGCCATATCATCACCACTGAATTTTACCACCGGCGCACTGAGCACAGTGAAAGACATTGTGTCCACCTCCGGCAGCGTGTTGGGTGCATTTGGTCAAGCCAAAGATAGATTGTTTGGAGTGGAAGGCATAGATGATCTAGGACAGGTAGGTATTGCCAACTCATTCATCGCCGGACCTGGTCCTTTCACAGGAGGAAATATTTTTGGTGATATATTCAACGCTGGATCGCCAAACATTGAAGGTATATTTTCAGGCATGGGGCAGATACCAGGAATAGGACAGATACCAGGATTTGGCCTAGCCAATCAGACCATTGGCACTGTCAACATGGTCAACAACATCTACAAGTCAGTGATGGGATCTGACATCACTGCAGTGACCGAGATAAGTAGTTTGGTGACGGATTTTGGCAGTGCGATTAGCTCAGAAATAGCAAGCATAGCCTCTAACCTTGGCAGTGTTTTTGGATTTGGAGGAGGATCAAGTTTCTTTGATATATAAAATATGGCATATGTAGATAAAAATTCAGCTAATAATAAGAGACAAATCTTCAAAGGATTTAGTTCTAGATCCAGTAATACTAATTTTAAACTGTATGATTTTGAATTAATTAAACAGGATTTGATCAATCGTCTCAGTGTGCGTAAAGGAGAAAGAGTAGAAAATCCTGAATTTGGTACAATAATATATGATTTAATATTTGAACCATTAACAGATGCTGTAAAACAAGCAGTAGCGGACGATATTGCACAAAATCTTAATGCTGATCCTAGATTAAGTACCAAAGAGATTATAGTCAGTGAGACTGAGCACGGCATATCAGTACAAGCTACAATAGTATATGTGCCTTATAATATTACCGAAAAATTAGTGTTAAGTTTCGACGAAAACGCAGCTCTGCGCCTTTCTTAATCTACGCACATAATAATATCCATAAATATCCGTGTATTAAACTATGGCCACCACTGACAGACAAAATCGCTTACTTGTAGCCGAGGATTGGCGTAAAATCTATACTGCCTTTCAACAAGCAGATTTTAAATCTTACGATTTTGAAACTCTAAGAAGAACCATGGTAGCCTATCTTAGAGAAAACTATCCAGATGATTTTAATGATTTTGTAGAATCTTCTGAATATGTTGCACTAATAGATCTTATTGCTTACATAGCACAATCATTAAGTTTTCGAATAGATTTGAATGCTAGAGAAAATTTTATCGAAACAGCTAGTAGAAGAGATTCCATATTAAGATTAGCTAGATTAATCAACTACAATGCTAAAAGAAATAAACCAGCTACAGGATTATTAAAATTAGTATCTGTTAGAACTACACAAAATGTTACTGACAGTTCGGGAACCAATTTATCTAATTCTACAGTTGTGTGGAATGATAGTACCAATGCCAATTATAGAGAACAGATTATTAATATATTAAATGCTGCCAATGTTGATGGACAACGTTTTGGCAAACCTCTAGAATTAGACAACATCGGAGGAATTAAGACAGAAATTTATACAGTCAATACCACAAACGTAGATGTTCCTATGTTTCAATTTACAAAAAATGTCAGTGGTATAACTAGAAATTTTGAAATAGTACCAGCCTCTATATCCAATTCAGAATCAATATACGAATTGTCTCCAATACAAGGAGGAGGAATGACATATGTTTATAGAACCGACGGCGCTGGTGATTCTAGTCCTAACACAGGATTCTTTTTCTTATTCAAACAAGGATCTTTAACTAGTAATACTTTTTCAATAAATCAACCCACAACCAATTATGTTAAAAGTATATCAGTTAATAATATTAATAATGATGATGTATGGTTGTATGAATTAGATGATTTTGGACAAATAGAAAAATTATGGACAAGGGTACCAGATCTTGTTGGAAATAATACCATTTATAATTCTTTATCTGCCGATGTAAGAGATATCTACAATGTTGTGACAAGGAACAACGATGCTATAGATCTTGTATTTGGAGATGGAAATTTTGCCAATATACCATCTGGAGCATTTAAATCTTATTACAGAATCAGTGACAACGCCAAATATTCTATACAACCAGCCGACATGCAGAATATACAATTTAGCATGCAATATCAGGATACTAACGGTTCTTTACAAACATTAACTTTTACTGTGTCTTTACAACAATCTGTATACAATGCCGCATCTACAGAGAGTGATGATAGCATCAGGACCAAAGCACCACAGGTATATTATTCTCAAAACAGAATGATTACAGCAGAAGATTATAACATAGTGCCATTATCAGCTTCGCAAGAAATAATCAAAGTCAAAGCAGTGAATAGAAGTGCCAGTGGTATCAGTAGAGCTAAAGAAATTATAGACCCAACAGGTGCCTATAGTAATGTATCAACATTTGCTGATGACGGAATATTATACAGAGAAGAAAGTTTACCTCAATTTACTTTTACATTTACAAACAGAAATGAAATATTAGATGTAATTAATCGATTGATAGAAAGTAAATTGAATGAAGCATATTCAAGACAGTTTTATTATATAAAATATGGAACTAAAAATTTAAGTACATTAGCGGCCAGCTGGATCAGTACAACCACAGGCACAAATACCAATACTGGATATTTTGAAGCAGGTGGACCTTTGGTTGTTGGAGATTTTGCTACAAGTAATTTAAAATATGCCGAGCCCGGAGCCTTAATTAAATTTACATCTCCAGATACACGAAAATTTTTAAATGGCAAATTAGTAACTGCAGGAACAGATCTTGGAGAAGATAGAAAATGGTGCAAAATATCAGCAGTAGTAGGAGATGGAGCAAACAGTGGAGAGGGTAATTTAGAGTCTGGTGTGGGTCCAATTACATTAAATGATATTGTACCACAAGGTGCAGTGTTAAATGCTATATTTCCTAAATTTGTTACAATATTTGATTCAGCATTAAAGACAGATTTACAAGATAGAATAGAAACATATGAAGAATTTGGACTAAGATACGACGAAGAAAATGCAGAATGGAAGATAATCTCAGCAGCCAATTTAGACACAGATACTATTTTTTCATTAGATAATGCTGGAGATAACACGTCAAGCAACCAAGATGCTAGTTGGTGGTTTAAATTTACTAATGACGGGAATACCTACACAGTTAATTACAGAGAAATGGATTATATTTTTGAATCAAAGGGTGATAATAAATTTCATTATGATAAAACTGAAAGAATATATGATTACATTTCTGGAAAATCAGTTAAAGACACAGTAAAAATTCTTAAAAGTAATACTGCACCTAGCACAGGATCACCTATAGGTTATCCAATTAATTGGCAGGTAGTTGATACAGTAGAAGAGGCGGATGGATACCAAGATAATAGGAAAATCAAAGTAGGATTTTACGACGACGACGACGACGGAGTGGTTGATAATCCAGATATTTTTGATATTGTAGTAGATCCAAACACAAATATTAGCACAAAATTTATATTTTTTGAAAAATATACTAGTTACGATAATATAGAAAGATATAGACCATATGCTTCTAGTAATTTTATAGTTAATGAAAACGAAAGTGCTATTATATTACCAGGAACATATGAAAATGGACAACTATTTTATTTTTATGCCGATGACGAAAACGTTATTAAAAAATATAATACAGAGTCTGGATTGTTAGAAACAACAACAGATTATTATGCTAGAAGAGGTAGAGGATCTATAGAATTCCAATATAAACATAATGCTGGACAAGAAACAAGGATTGATCCATCGCAAACCAACATAATGGATGTTTATATGCTTGAAAGATCTTATGACCAATTATTTAGAACATGGTTATCGCAAGGAGGAGACCAGCCAACTCCTTCAACGTCGGACCAATTAAGAATTTCATATTCTGGAGTATTAAATCCATTAAAAGGACTATCAGATCAAATTATATATCATCCAGTAAAATATAAAATTTTATTTGGCAATCAAGCAGACGAAGAGTTTCAAGCTACATTTAAAATAGTTAAAAACGCTGCCACAAATGTAACTAATGCCGTAATTAAAACTAGAGTCATTAGATCTATTAATGAATTTTTTGCATTAAATAATTTTGATTTTGGAGATACTTTTTATTTTACAGAATTGGCAGCATACATACACAACCAGCTGGCCCCAGATCTTCTTACGGTTGTAATAGTGCCAAATCAAACTGAACAAGTGTTTGGTTCATTATTCCAAATTAGCAGTCCTGCAGATGAAATTTTTATCAGTGGCGCAACTGTTGATAATGTTATGATAATTGATGCTATAGGTGCTAATCAATTAGTAGCTAGTGGTACAGTAGTAACCAGCACCACAGGCACAACAACTAGCAATAGATCAAAATCAGCAGTATCTTCGACAACCACTTCAAAAAATGGATCAGGCTCCAATACAGGTAGCAGTGGAACGGGATACTAGTCATGGCAGATTCTCCGATCAACACAAAAACAAATTATGAAGAAATCACTGATGAAAATGGAGTGATATTAAGAAGATCGATAGCACATCTTCCTGCATTCTATAGAACCGATACAAATCATAGATTTTTATCTAGCACATTAGATCAATTAATACAACCTGGTAGTTTAACAAGATTGGACGGATACATTGGAAGAACGTATGCATACACAAGAAATAACACAGACAAATATATAATTTCTTCGAGTGAGGATAGAAATAATTATCAATTAGAACCCACTGTTACCTATACCGATAAGGATACTTCATCAATTAATCCAGAAGATCAGGTTAAATTTACAGCTACCTATGATGATTACATCAATCAGATTAAATTTTTTGGAGGTAATGTTGAAAACCATGACAGATTAAACAGAGAAGAATTATATAGTTGGAATCCGGCAATAGATTTTGACAAATTAATCAATTATAGAGAATATTATTGGTTGCCAGAGGGACCAAATTCAATATTAGTAACTAATAATGGTCCCAATTCAGTAACTGAAATAAAAGTAGATCATGTAGGACAAACAGCATATATTTTTAGCACACACGAAGAAAACAATAATCCCACAATGACTTTATATAGAGGTAATACTTATAAATTTATTTTAGACGCACCAGGTCATCCTTTCTACATCATGACGGAACCTTTTAAAACAGGATTGGCCGAAGACGATACTACTTCCGTAATTTATACTTCTGGAATCACCGGCAACGGAACAGAAAAAGGAACGTTAATCTTTACGGTGCCATCAGATGCTCCAAAAATATTGTATTATCAATGCGGAAACCACCAAGCAATGCATGGTATATTAACAATCAAAACTATTTCTACAACTACCAACATAGATGTCCTACATGAAATTGTTGGAACAAAAAATTATACCTTATCCACAGGAACCAAACTAAGCAACGGAATGAAATTAAAATTTGTAAAAAATGTAGTAGATTCTGCTTACAGCGAAAAAGAATTTTATGTGGAAGGAGTAGGAGATTCAATCACTTTAACAGATACAGCAACATTAATAACTCCAGAATCTTATGCAACAGAGACTACAGAGTTATACGATACAATTGTTTATGACACACGTCCCTATGCTATCAGCTTCTATAGACCAGAGACACCAGACTACATCACAATAAAGAGAGATAGTCTAGACGGAAATGCATGGAGTCGATACAACCGATGGTTTCACAGATCGGTAATAGAAGCCACAGCAGAAGCCATTGGAGGATATACTCCAAATTTACTAGAATCGGACCGAGCAAAAAGACCCATAATAGAATTTGATTCTGGATTAGGATTATATGATCACGGAACAACAGTAAAAAAATCAGTGGCATTAGTGGATACTGTTACCACAGATGCTTTTTCAGACATAGTGAAAAAAACAGGATATATCATTGATGGTATCCCTGTAGCCAATGGTATGAGAATATTATTAACAAATGATAGAGATCCTTTGGTTAATAACAAAATATACAAAGTAAGTTTTGTAACTATAGTAGGAGAATCCGTTACAACATTACAATTAACGCCAGACAATGAAGTAACACCGCTAGATGGAGAAACAGTATTTGTTGAACTTGGAGTGGAAAATCAAGGAAAAACTTTTTATTACAGTGCTGTCGAAGGAACATGGATAACAGGGCAATTAAAAACTAAACTAAACCAACAACCACTGTTCAATCTATATGATGACAATCTTGTGCCATTACATGAACCGGCAACTTATCCTAATTCTACATTTCATGGATCAACTGTTTTTTCTTATAAAATTTCTGATTCTGCACCAACCGACACAGTGCTAGGATTGAAGGTAAAATATAGCACAATTAACAATGTTGGTAACATGTTATTCTCAACAGACATATCATCTGGATCTTTTAGTTATAAAAGTGGAGAACAATTTATTTCTAAAAATTTTGCTACAGCACAAGTAGCATATAATAAAAAAAATGGAACAAAAGAATTTAAAACATCATGGATAAAAAGAAAAGAGCAAAGTAAACAACGAGTTATTAAAACCTTTCTTGTTACTGCCGACGAATTAAGAAGATTTCCCATAGATGTTTATGCCAATAGTGCGAGTTTAAACGATTTAGAAATTACTGTAGATGTTAATCATCATACACAAAACTTAGATATAGATTATGAATTAGTTAATGGAGCTACAAACAAATATGTGAAATTCACTTATGATCTTGCAGTCGACGATTTAGTAAAAATACAATGTTACAGTTCAGTTAATAAAATTAAAGGAAAAGGTTTATATCAAATACCAGAAAATCTTTCAATAAATCCATTCAATGAACAGATTTCAGAATTTACTTTTGGACAGGTATTAAATCATGTCCACGATATTAATGAAAAAAATACAGATCTAGTCGGAGATACTCCAGGAAATAGTAATTTAAGAGATCTTCCTGATGTTAGATTACAGGGAGGCACAATACTACAACACTCTGCTCCTTTGGCACAAGGAATATTTTGTTTAATAGATCAAAATAGCAATGCTATCAGCGCCATTGAATATTGCAATTTAGAATATCAAAAATTTAAAGAAAATTTTTTAACATATTCAACAAACTCATCATATGAAGGAACAATTGCTGATAAGGTAGATTCCGTAATTAAAAACATAGCCAGTGATAGAGATAATAGTTTTCCATTTTTTTATGAAGATATGATAGGATATGGCGAAAAAGCCACTGTTAGAAATTACACAGTTCAAGATAGTTCAGAAACGCAATACGCTATTGATTCTCAATTTAATACTACAAAAACTAGTAATAGAGCAGTTTACGTTTATCTAAATGATACACAATTAATACAGGGGTATGATTATACGTTTAGTGATATCGACGATAGCGTGAACATTATAACTGACTTGTCCGAGGGTGATGAAATAATAATCAAAGACTATGATAATACCGCGGGTAGTTTTGTTCCTCCCACACCTACTAAATTGGGAATATACCCTAAATTTAAACCAGAAAAAATTATTGATAATACCTATCTAACTCCCACAGAAATAATTGTGGGACACGATGGAAGTAAAACTGTAGCTTATGGAGATTATAGAGATGATTTTTTATTAGAATTAGAAAAAAGAATTTATAACAATTGCAAAACTTCTTATGATCCAACATTATTAAGTGAAAACGAAGTTAAACCATCGGCATTTATTAATGGAGAATACACGTTAGCAGAAATTAACAATATTTTAAGTTATGATTTTTATTCATGGGCAGGCAGAAACGGAATAGATTATCAAAATAATAACAATTATGATGAATCAGATGCATTTACTTTTAATTACAGTAGCAATAAAGATGTATTAAATGAAGAATATCTACCAGGACACTGGAGAGGCATATACAATTATTTCTATGACACAGATCGACCTCACACTCATCCATGGGAAATGTTAGGCTATAGTGAAAAACCCACTTGGTGGGAAGATACCTATGGACCAGGACCGTATAGCTCGGGTAACGAGTTGTTATGGAACGATCTTGCAGCAGGTTTTGATCACGGAACAAACGAAACCATTGAAAGATATATAAGATCTGATCTTTTAAATTATTTGCCCGTAGATGAAAATGGAAATCTTTTATCACCAATAGAAATAGGATTAATTGATCAATATAATCAACAAGGCACTAATAAAACTTGGAAGTTTGGAGATCATTCACCTGCTGAAACAGCATGGAGAAGAAGTTCTCAATATCCCTTTTCTGTAATAAAATTATTAGCATTAACGAGACCAGCAAAGTTTTTTGGATTATTTTTAGATAATAGTAGATTATCTAATAATCTAGCTGGAAATGTTATAGATAAAGACACAGGAGTAGCTCAATCATTAAAAGAAGCAAAATATCATTTAGAAATAGTTACTGATTCTGCAACAGGAGCAGAGACACGTTATACAACAGCAGGGTTTCAACCATTTATAGTTAATCATCTTATAAAAAATAATTTAGATCCTGCAGTATTTTTCTATGACAAAATGAAAAATCTTAACGTACAATTAGCATACAAACTAGGAGGATTCACCGATAAACAAAATTTAAAAGTTTTAACAGATAGCGTAAGTCCAGGATCAACAGCAGGATCTCAATTTATACCTGATGAAAATTATAAAATTTTATTTAGATCTAGTAATCCTATTAAAACATTTGAATATTCCGGAGTATTAATAGAACTTAATAGTAGTACAAAGAACGATGGAAGTACATTAGAAGGAGGATACAAAGTAATTGGTTACAACACAATCAAACCATATTTTAAAATATTCGAGCCGTTCAAAAACAGTAGCAATTATGCAATTGAAGCGGGCAATGCGAGAGCTATAGTTTATAAAGATTGGAAAAAAATAGAAAAAATAATTACCTATGGTACTGTATTCAAAGACATACAATCGGTTATAGATTTTTTAATTGGATATGGAAAATATTTAGAATCTCAAGGATTTGTTTTTGACAGATTTAGTAATGAATTACAAGAAACAACAAATTGGGAAATGTCGGCAAAAGAATTCCTATACTGGACCAGACAAGGCTGGGCACCGGGTTCTGCAATTACACTGAGTCCAGCAGCAGAAGGATTTAGTTTAAAAACAGTAGACAGTGTTGTAGGAAGATTACAAAATTTACAAGGCGAATATACGGTGTTGGATTCTAGTGGAAAAACGATCGATAGCCAATTGATCAGTACCAAGAGAGTAGGAACAATATTTGAAATGGTTAGTAAAAATCTCGAGATTGGAATTTATAATGTTACTATGAACGCCATACAAAAAGAACACATTCTTTTGTTTGATAATATAACTGTGTTCTCTGATATCATATTTCAATTAGCTACAGGATTTAGACAACAAAGACTTAAATTAATTGGTTGGAAAACCGGAGACTGGAATGGAGATTATTATTCTCCTGGATTTATATTTGACGAAGCAAAAATTAACATATGGACAGCAAATACAGATTATCAAATTGGTAATACTGTAGAATATAATGCCAAATTCTACGTAGCAAAAGTTAATCATAATTCGGGAAATACATTTAATGCTGAATATTGGCAAAATAAAAATAATAAACCAGCAGCACAGTTAATACCTAATTTTGATTATAAAATTTCACAATTTAATGATTTTTATAATTTAGAGAGTAATAACTTTGACGAAGGACAACAAAAGTTAGCTCAACATTTAATAGGATATCAATCAAGAGATTATTTAGAAAACTTATTTGTAAACGATGTTTCCCAGTATAAATTTTATCAAGGTTTTATTAGAGAGAAAGGCACACAAAATGCAATAGACAAATTGCTGAAAGCCAAATTTTTAGATGAAAATATTAATTTAAGCATTTATCCAGACTGGATGATAAAAACAGGAGAGTTTGGTAATGTTGAAGGAAGAAATGCTGTGCAAATTAGAATGTCTAATGATACTTTTACAAACAACGTACAGAGTATAGAATTAATAGATAATCCCGTTGATGAAATAAGCTGGACGAAATCTGTTACTGTATTAAAAGAAGAGATATATCAACGCCCGTTGGAATACACTGCAGCAGAAACTTTTTTAAAATATGATTACACAGAGGAAGGCGTTGACAGAGACACAGTTCAAAAATTTAAAACAGCAGGATATCCTAGATTGTCGGATGTGCAACACACAGCATTTAATGAAGAAGAACTGTTAAATCTTGATATAAATCAAGTAGAAAAAGACGAGCTTGTGTGGATAGCAAAAAAGACCAATCACGAGTGGGACGTGAGAAGATTAACGTTTACAGGATTAAAAATTATTTCAATATCAGCTATAAACAATGTTGGAAGGATATTAATTAATTTATCTAGAGTGCATTCTTTATCAACAGGAGATTATATTGCAATATCAAACAGTCAATTTAGTAATTTAAATGGTGTTTATAAAATATTTTCAACGCCTTCGAATACAAGTTTTATTATTTCTTTTACTCAAATCAATACAATAACACGTAGCGGAATATCTGTGGACGGCTCAACACAAGATAGCTATGGTAACGTTTATAATTTTATCAGTGTAAGATTAGATTCCATGGATAATGTCAATGATTTAATTTCTTATAATGATTATAGAGAAAAAGACGAACCAAACAAAATACCAGGAGATAAAGTATTTGCAGATAATTTAGGAAATAAATGGAAAATTTATGAAAAGACTAATCCTTATGAAAACACATTATTGCCATCGCCAGATTCTGATAATAATCAAGAATTTGGTTACAAAATTGTGAGTCGAAATGATGGAAAATTTTTAGCAATTTCGGCTCCAGGCATGGAACAAGGTACTATACATTTTTTCTATAGAGCAGAAAATTCTCCAGTAGTACCATTTAACATAGTGAGCAGTGCAACCATGACCGATAACAACGATAATACTTCTAGACTAGGTGAAAGTTTGGCCATCAGCACAGACGAAAATCTTATTGTTGCCGGAGCACCGTATGCTAATACTATATCACCCGATGGCAGCACCAGACACGAGAATGCGGGATTAATTAAAACCTATATCTGGAATAATGCTACCAAAAATTATGACTCATTAAACTCAATTATACCGCCATCAGATGACAGCTCTTTATTAATGAATTTAAATTTTGGATGGTCTGTTGCTGCGTCAGAACCAACATTAAACAGTACTAAAAATACTGCACCAAAATATCTCTTTGTTGGTGCTCCGGGATATAACAATAACAGTGGCATAGTCTATGTATATGCATGGGCAATAGGAGAAGATGGTAGTACATATGGAGGATGGACGCAGGATTCTTCAATACAAAGCAACGATTCAGGAACAGGTAAAAGATTTGGTCACAGGATTGCAGCAAATGACAACGGAGATATATTAGCAATCAGTTCAATAAGTACAGGAACAGCAGGAAAAGTAGAAATATTTACTAGTAATCATCAATATAATGATGGCAGCACCACATTAACATTTGTACATAGACAAACATTATATGGCACCAGCGTTGATGGCAGCTCACTTAACACTAATTTTGGAGAAAGTATTGCAATGAGCAAAGACGGAGAGACATTAATCATTTCTTCTCCTGGAGCAGATAATGTTGAACAAGACGATGCAGGAGCAGTATATTATTACAAATGGAACGCAGATGCATCTACAAACACTTATACTTTACAACAAACAATACTAGCACCCGAATCAGACACTAATATGAGATTTGGATCATCTATCAGCATCAATCAAGAGGCAAATAGGTTAGTAATAGGAGCAGAAAAATTTTCTAATAAAAGAATTATAAGATTTGATAATGGAGCAACCACATTCGATTTACAGGATACTCATATAGTAGACCTTAACATAGGATCAGGCGGAGTTTTTACTGCTACAAAATATAATACAAAATTTGTTATTGATCAAAAATTAGTGACCAGCAGAGTTAGCACCAACGATAATTTTGGAAAAGGTGTTTGTGTGATAGACACAACTGTGTTAGTAGGAGCTCCCGGAGATTCCATCCTACAAAACGACGGATCAACGGTTGGAATAGATAACGGAACAGTAACAGTATTTGATCTTAAAATTCCAAACAAATATGCTTGGCAAGAACAGGTAACTGAAGAGGAGTTAATTGATAAAGACAACATAGAATCAGCATTTATATTTGATACTGCTAAAAATCAAATAACCGATTACTTAGATTATTATGATCCAGTCAAAGGTAGAATTTTAGGAATAGCAGATAGAGAAATCAATTATAAAACAGAATGGGATCCAGCAGTATACAACATAGGAATCTCAGGAAAAACGATCAGCGCAAACACAGCATGGGGAGAAGAACATGTAGGAGAAGTTTGGTGGAACATGAGTCAAGTAAGATGGTTGTGGTATGAACAAAACGGACAAGAATATAAAACTAAAAATTGGGGTAAGTTATTCCCAGGATCAACAGTAGAAATTTATGAATGGATAGAATCTACATACTTGCCATCAGAGTGGCAGTTGAGAGCCGATACAGTTGACGGATTATCTAAGAGAATATCTGGAACACCTCTGCACCCAAATAACACTGTTCTCACAGTTAAACAAAAATACGATTCTAGAGCTAACGGATTCGTAAATTATTATTATTATTGGATTAAAAATTCTGTTTTCTTGCCACCAGAAAATAAAACTGTTACAATAAGAAAGAACACCACAGCATATATTGCAAATATTATAACAAACCCTCTAGCTAGCGGCATAAAGTATTTTACTATATCGGAAAAAAATTCAATTATAACATTTAATGTTAAGGATAGTTTGGTTAATGGAAATACGGTTTTAAATGTTACATATAGAAAAAACAAAAATGAATCAGATATACATGCTGTATGGAAAATTTTTAAAGAAGGAGACAAAGACGATCGTCCTAATGAAAGAACAGAGAAAAAGTGGTGGGATAGTTTAATTGGAAAAGACGATTTAGGAAACGAAGTACCAGACATAACATTGCCATTGAATCAAAGATATGGTAATAATATTAGACCAAGACAGAGCTGGTACGTGGATAGATTTGCTGCTCTAAAACAGATAATAGATTATAGCAATATTATATTGAAAAAAAATCAATTGGCCAATAATATCAATTATATAAATTTAAATTCAGCAGACCCAGAACCCACACAATCATCTGGAGAATGGGATATTATCGTGGACACGTATTCAGATCTAACTTATGTCAATACTAGAGATATTAGTGGAACACTTAATGCACTTGTAAGAGCAGACGAAGAGAATAGTAATGGTTATTGGGCAATATATAACTGGTCAGGCACAGAATGGAATAGGTTTAAAGTACAAACTTACAAAACAAACAATTATTATAGCTTAATTGATTGGTATGTTGACGGAGTAGACTCAAATGTATTAATTGATAAGCAGTTAACTTATCAATATGAGCTAGATACCTTAACGGACATAGAATTAGAAAAATATGTTAAAGTTTTAACGGCCGACACAGGAGGTTGGAAAATATTTCAAAAAACCTCAGATGGATTTAAAAATGTAGCTACACAAAATGGTACTATACAATTATCCACAGCAATCTATAATTATGAAATTAATAATTCTGGATTTGAGGGAGGCAATACTTTTGACAATGGTTTCTTTGATCAGCAACCTTCTATAGAGACTAAAAAAATATTAACAGCATTGAGAGATGATATTTTTGTAGGAGATTTAAAAATAGAATACAACAACATATTCTTTATTGGATTGAGAAGAGTTCTTGAAGAACAGCTATATGTTGATTGGTTATTTAAAACATCATTTATAAATGTAACCAACAGTTTAAGACCTTTAGATCAACGAAAAACATACAAAGTTGGCACAGATGATTATGTAGAAAGTTATATTAATGAGGTTAAACCTTTCCATACTAAAATAAGAGAATACAAATTAGGTTACACAGGACTAGATAACGAGGACGGGATTTATACAGACTTTGATTTGCCAGCATTTTATGATGGAACAAAAATTAGAAATGTGAACACAACAACAGACATAGCTGTAATGTCCACATATCCATATCGTTTCTGGAAAGACAACTACAAAAAATATGTGTCTAGCATCACTGTTACCAATGGAGGTAGTGGTTATATAACAGAACCCACGGTTAAATTGGTTGGGGGAACAACAACAACAGTAGGACCTTTTGCAGCATTGGGTAGAAGTAATAGAGGAACAACATCTGGACAATCAGGATATTTTTATCCATTATACACTGCAGCTGCCGATGCTGAATTAGCAGACAGTCAAGCCGGAGGATCTGGCATTAGTGAATTATTCACATTTGATGAGTATGAAGATGTAGAATTTTATATGCCATTAACAGGACAAAACACATCAATATCTGATAGACCCGCAGATTACACTATCTATACATTGTCAGACACTACACAAGCCACGGCTAAAGCTATTATTAAAAATGGATCTGTGAGTAAAATTATAGTCTTAACATCTGGATCTAATTACACAGCAACACCCAGAGTCGTACTAATCGGAGGAGGCACCAATAGAATCACACCAACGGATACTGCCAGAGCCTATGCTAATTTGCAAAATGACCTGGTTAGAGATATATCAACAACAATTAAATTTGATAGAGTTAAAAGTACTGCAACCGTGTTAGAATGGACAGCCAATACAACATATGCTTATAATGATTTAATTAGACACGATACCCAATTCTATAAAGTTTTGGTAGGATTTACCAGCACAGAAAATTTTGATGATGGATTAGATAATCTACAAAAACTAAGAGGAGATGAACCATATATCACAGCAGCAGAACGAACATTAGGATTATATGCTCCCGAAGCAGGGATGCCAGGCAACGAACTCTCTCAACTAATGACCGGGGTAGATTATGGTGGAGTAATGGTGACGGGACTAGCATTCAATAGTAGCCAAGGATGGGATCGATCATTATGGTATGAATCTCCGTGGGATAATTATGGTCTAAGCAGAGTCAAAACATTTTATGGAGACGGAAGCAGTGTTAATTTTACTTTTTCAACAGCTCCTTTAGCAACAGATGTTTATACAGTTTATGTAAATGGTATAAGACAAATATCTTTAGTTTTTAGAGGAGATGGATCTACCAAAACATTCACAGTTGTACCAGAGGATAGTTCGGTAGTGGGTAATGGTGATAAGATAGAATTTATACCATTTGATGATGACGGGGTGCTGACTCCCACAGATGATCGTACACTCGATACATTAATTAGTGGAGGTCTTTTTGGATCAGCAGTGGGGATATCGCCAAATGATATCATACTAGAAGGAGATGGGTTCGTAACACCAGAAACCAGCTACGCTCCAGAAGAGAATGTGCCAGGATCCATGTTTGACACCGTGGATATCAAAGTTTACACCTCTCCAGAATCCGGAGTGCCATTTATTATAAACAAAAATTATATTGGAGATGGTAATACAAGAGTTTTCAGTATTGGTCAAACACCAGGTACACAAGCATCTGTTATAGTCACGCAAGATGGAGTTACATTACAATCGGAAGATGTAGGAGACAGTTCAAATGCTACACACATTGTAGATATAAAAAATCAAACAATAACATTTTTTGCACATGTTGTGCCACCAGTAGGAAGCAAAATATCTATTAAAAGTTTTTCAATATCAGGCAGCAACTACATGGTCCTGGACACATTCACAGGGGATGGATCTACAGCATCATTCACAACATCAGCAAGAGAATCATTCCAGTTAGACAGTGCAGCAAGTCAGTTATATGTCACGGTAGATGGCGTGCCAGCAACTTATGGGTTTAATTCAAATTCATATCCTAATTCATATGTGTTTGCCTACAATTATAATGTTAATGGCAAATTAATTACTGTTAATTTTTTAAGTCCCGATGGTTCGTCATATCAATCAGTGCCTAATGGAAAATCCATTCAGATAGCAGCATTCAATCAAGCCAGTGTCAGTGGTAGAGCCTACGCAGAAATTAGATCCCAACAGATCAGTTATGATGGCAGCACCAACAGATACACCCTAACATATCCTCCAGGAGCGATAGGCCCATTCTCTGGATTAACTCTATTAGAATTAAATGGCAAAATATTAAGAGGACCGGACAACACTTACTATGCTGGCGATGGCAGCACCACAAGTTATAATTTAGGCACAGACCCTGCCAACACCGTAACCACAGCCGACCAAGTCGAAGTGTATGTGAATGGTTCTAAAAAATATCTGTTCACAGATTACACAGTGAACACCGGCACACAAAAAGTAGAGTTTGCGTCAGCACCAAGTGCTTTAGATGTCATTGCCGTATCGGTGTTATTGGATAATCACTATTATAACGAAGGATTGGATGTGATATTGAGACCAACACAGATCACAGCAGATGGTATGTCTCTATCAGCCGCAGATACTCTTACTGCAATCACATTTAACAATGCTGAAGGAATGAATCAAAGAAGAGAAGTGTTTGCTGGTGTAACATCTGGAGAATTCTATTTACAGAACACACCACTTAACAGTGATTATGTGTTTGTATGGCTAAATGGAGATTCTTTAACAGCAGGATACAATTTCCTTTTAAACGGAAACAAAATAACCATAGGTGGTTTAACATTATCACCCACAGATAAAATAGACATAATGTATTTTGCTGTGGAGAGTGCCACCAACGCCACAGGATTCCGCATATTCAAAGATATGTTGAACAGAACCTTCTTTAAAAGAATCAGTGCTGACAATACCACAACATTGGCCGCAGCACTGGCAGAAGATGCTACCTCGATCACAGTGGCAGATGGCAGTGTATTAGCATCTCCTCCGGGAGGTTCGGTGCCAGGAGTTATATTCATAGACAAAGAAAGAATTGAATATTTTATTAAATCAGGTGATACTCTGTCTCAATTGAGAAGAGGCACATTAGGAACAGGTATAAGAACACATGCGGCAGGAACTCAAATAGTGGACGCTTCAGGTTCTCAAACTGTGCCCTACGCAGAAACAATTTACACAAAAACATCCATGGGAGATGGTAGCACCAATATGTTCCCTACCACAATTGCAGCAGCAACACCACATGAATTAGATGTGTTTGTGGGAGGCCGAAGATTGCCGTACATGAGCGAAGATGGCAGCACAACAAATTACACAGTAGATGGAAGCACCTCGGGCGTGGTTCTTTCTAACATTCCTGAAACAGATGTGCAGGTGAAAATTGTGCAAAAACGTGGTAGAGTGTGGTATACAGCAGGATCTGGTACTGCAGCCAACGGTAAAGGACTGCAAAAATCAACAACTAACCAAGCTAAATTCATAGCAGGAGAACCAACAAATGCACCCGAATAAATACAACGCAATGACAGAACCAACAAATAACGAAAACATGAAAAAAGAAGAAAAGAAGCCCCAGGACAATAGCGGTATCAAAGTTGAGGGTCATATCAAGATATGGGATCCTGCCACAGGAGAAGTTATTGTGGACAAAAGAAATGCAATACATTATGAGAACATGAGTATAGCACTTGCCAACAGTCTTGCAAACAAAAGCACAGGATTTATACATGAGATGGCATTCGGCAATGGAGGAACATCTGTAGACCCCACAGGAATTATAACCTACCTAACACCAAATACCACAGGAACAAATGCTACATTATATAATAAAACTTATTATAAAGTAGTAGATGACAACTCAGCATCTAACAAAGACACCACTAGAAACAAAATGGAAGTTAGACACACAGCTGGTAACAAATACACAGACATTGTAGTTACTTGCACATTAGACTACGGTGAACCCACAGGACAAGAGGCCTTTGATAACACAACTAATTTTAATGATGATTATGTATTTGATGAATTAGGTTTAGTATCATGGGAAGGTACAGAAGATGGCGACAGCAATAAATTGATAACACATGTAATATTCCATCCTGTGCAAAAAAGTTTAAACAGATTAATACAAATTGATTATACATTAAGGATACAATCATTAACAACATTTACGGAATAATATAAATGCCATACACTGTTAATAAAACTAATCCCGCAGCATCTCCCAATCAATACATTGTACAAGATTCCATTCTTAACACACAAACCGATGTGTCGTTTGTAGGAAAAGGTTATGCAGGATATGGAGAAGTCATAGCAGAAAATTTTTTAAATCTATTAGAAAATTTTTCTAATACCACAGCTCCTACAAAACCCATTAAAGGACAGCTTTGGTATGATGAATCAAGTAATAGATTAAAAGTTTACACAGGAACATCATTTCAGCCATCGAGCGGAGTTAGCTATACCAGTGTAACACCAGGTGGTTTAATTGCTGGAGATTTATGGATTGATTCCAACACTCAACAATTATATTTTAATAATGGTGCTAACAACGTATTAGTAGGTCCTCCAGCAACATCGGAAGATGGAGCCCAAAATGGTTTTATTTTTGAAACCATAGCAGACGCCACCGATGTCAATCAAAACATAACTTCGTGGTATAATGATGGAAGTAGAATAGCAATAATCAGTGAAGATTCATTTACTCCTAAAATAGGTATAATAGGATTTACAAATATTACAAAAGGTATAACTCTTTCAACAGCCATAGCTGGTTTAAAATTTGCCGGAACAGCGACAGACGCAGATAAATTAGGAGGAATTTCAGCTACTGATTTTTTAAAAGCAGACATAGACGAAACCACCACAGGAACATTTAGTGTAGTCAATGATTCAGGTATAACAGTAGGAATTGATAGTGATTTAAAATTGCAAGTAGATGGATCTGGAGCAGTAATACAGAATTTTGTCACAGACGGAGATATAACTTTTAAAGTTAACGACGGTGGTATTCCAGGAGTGAGTGTTATAACTATTGATGGATCAACTTCTAGAGTAGGTATAGGCACAATCAATCCAACCACAAAATTAGACGTTGCTGGAACAGTAAACGCCACAGCATTAACAGCCACAGAAATTACAGGAGTATTACATTCTTCAGCAATCAACGTATTAACCAATGGATATATCAGTTTTGAAGGATCATCAAATGATGATTACGAAACTGTTTTGTCAGTTGATAATCCCACAGCAGATAGAACAATAACTTTACCAAATAGATCAGGTACAGTAATAACCACGGGAGATACAGGCACAGTTACATCATCGATGTTGGCTTCAACAGTGACTTTACAAATATTAAATTCTAGCGGTACTGTTTTAAAAACAATCTACGGTGCAGGCGTCTAATACACAATGAAAATCATTGTTTTAATTGACATTGTTTCCAAACACATTTATAATATAACAAAAGTATAAAATATGGCAGTTCGTAAACCACTATATTATGACAGCGGAAATCTTAGAGAGATGTCTGACGCACAGATCGCACAGATCAAAGCCAGAATGTTTTGGTTATATGTGCAAAATCCATCGGTAGAACTATCAGTGGTATCGTCTGGCGGCAGTCTAGGAGCAATCAACGATACAAGACTACAAGCTGGAGCAGCAAATATCAGTGTGTCGGCAACTCCTACGGAGACCGAAACAGAGGAACCATCGATTGTCACAGTATCTAATTCTAAAATTAATCAAACAGTTGCCTCAGATATTGAACCAGGCACTGTAAATTTTATCACATTTCCTGTTTATTACACAGCAGATGGCAATGTAAAATCAATGACATTACAAGACATGTATGATACATTCGCATATGATGTTTTTAATGGTGGATGGATAACATCTGATGGATCAACAGTATTCTCAGAATCATTAATAGGTGGAGGAGTTGTTTACACAGTCTCTAGTTCAAGTAGTATAACAGATTACACTGTGGTGCCAGGGCCAGATGGTAGCACCATAGTTCCAATATATTCGGACACCAGAGCAGACCCAACACAATATTCTGCTGGAGGTATAACAGAAACACAAGATCAACCAATAACTATACAAAATTATTATTTGCACAAAAGAGATTCTATTTCTACAGCATACACGGTACCAGTTAGACTTACTGCATTAACTAATATAGAAACACCCACAACTACAGTAATGGATACTGTGCTTTCTTCGGTGGTACGATATCTAGCACAAAATGAGACTAGTTACAAAATAAGATATGCATGGGGTATAAATGGCAGCGGCACAGGCAATGTTTGCGGTTCTGCAATGACCGATAGTCGATTAGACGGAACAGGAAATTATCAAACTCTTTTTGTGGGAGCAGATGATTACAGGGCACAAGAGTTTCCGGATGGATCAGCACAAGTGATCAATGTTTACACATTAAAAGTAAGAGCAGAATAATGATATTAAAAAATGGAAAATTTATCAACGCTGTCTTCGCTAGTAGTAAGAAAGATTTAATACTAGCTATTTGGTATGATGAATTGTCTAAACAACATCATGAAATTGCTATAACAACAGATCTACATAATAAAATGTATGTAAAACTTTTAGAAACTTTTACTACAGATGAGATTTCTACAATGACTGATCAAAAACGCAAACATGCAGCAAAAAGTTGGGAATTAATAGTTAAAGATGTTGCTGAAAAATATGGTTTGATATACGACCCCACAGCAACCAATCCTCAAGACAAACTCGTTATTGATCATTTATTCAATCCTCCAGAAGGAGAAGCAGGCATGGAGTTGTTATTCAATACTAAACTAAAAATATTTGATCTATCAGCAGTAACTCAATCCACTAACACAGAGTTAAAGAAAAAACTCAGAGAAGCAAAAACTCCTTTAGAATCTCTGTATATTGCTGGAAAATTTCTATACGAATAGATTATATTTTGCCCAATCATGCGGATGATTATCCATGTGGGTAAAATGAATAAATTTAATTTCAGGATAAAATTCATTTCCCAAGAACATATAAGGATTACCAGTAACTTCTTGATAACGACGATTTAACATTGTTAAAGTGTGTCGAGCAAACGGTCTTTCTCGAGCTTCCATCCTACAAAACCATGCTTTGGGCAGTGTTATGAGTTTTAATTGTTCTCTCACAGAATCTTCTATAAAATGCTGTTCTCCATTAACAGG